CCCACCCCTACCTACACCCCTTACACGGACAACTGACTGTCATGAAAACCCAAATCTGACGGATCGGACAGATTTCGACGTAACTCTCCACGCGGGCGCGTGACGCGCGCCTTATACGGAGTTTCGACAACGTCCGTCCGATCCGTCAGACCGAACCAAAACAAGGACTGACAACATGAACACGACCATCCTCACCCTCGATCTGGGCACTCAAACGGGCTGGGCACTGGCCTGCCGCGACGGCAGCATCACCAGTGGCAGCCAATCCTTCAAACCCCAACGCTTCGAAGGCGGCGGGATGCGCTTTCTGCGCTTCAAGCGCTGGCTCACCGACATAAAGCAGTGCAATGACGGCATCGAGCAAGTCGTCTTTGAGGAAGTCCGCCGCCACGTCGGTGTCGACGCCGCGCACGCCTACGGCGGCTTCATGGGCCAGCTGACCGCCTGGTGCGAGCACCACCAGATCCCGTACCAAGGCATTCCAGTCGGCACGATCAAGAAGCACGCCACCGGCAAAGGCAACGCCAGCAAGGACGAGATGGTGGCATCCGTCCGAGCCCGTGGTCATGCCCCGGCAGACGACAACGAGGCCGACGCTATTGCCTTGCTCTACCTGGCGCGTGAGATGGCCGCAGAGGGGGTGTGACATGAAAGTGCCGCAATATCGTTATCGCTGCCCCCTGGGCAATCTGCAGCCGACCACGCCCGACCTCGACGCTGTCAAACGCGAGGGATGGCGCAATGACCACATCCTGGTCGTCTCCGAACAGGACGACCGACTGGACTGGGTCGAGCGGGAGTTCGTGCGCAGGCTGGGTGAGCGCCTTTATGGCGATGGAGGAAAGCGCCATGGCTGAAATCATGACCCAATGGACGGCTGATGCCGTAGCCGCTCGCTTTGCTGAGGCTGCTGAGACTGCGCACCGATTGCCACGCGTGCGTCCCATGGGCCACTTCAACCCATGGATGAGTCTGGCCATGCAGGTGCCTGAGCGCTACGCCGATCCAGAACGGCTGTACCGCCCCATGCCGCCCAGTCCACAAGCGGTGGAGCGGATGCTCGAGACCATGCGCTGGGTGCAGTGGCTGGAGGTGGAGCAACGTCACCTGGTCTGGATGCGGGCCAACCGCTACGAGTGGCACCAGATCGGCAGGCGCTTTGCCTGCGATCGCAACACCGCCTCTCGGCGCTGGCACCGGATCATGGAGTTGGTGGCCCATCAACTCAACCGGGCTGGTGCCCTGTCTTGACAGGGTGGGGGTGGCTGCGGTCAAATAACAGTTATTAATTGTTAGGAGATAGCCATGCCCACCAGCGTCGCACTCAGTTCCCATTTCGAGACCTTCGTCCGCGACCAAGTCGAGTCCGGACGGTACAACAACGCCAGTGAAGTGGTGCGGGCAGGACTGCGCCTCCTGGAGGACCAGCAAAAACAGGCAGAGCTGCAACTGGAGGCCATGAAGGCAGCAATTACGGCAGGCCTGGCCAGCGGCCCTGGCATCGCGGCTGATGAGGTCTTTGATCGGCTGGAGGCAAAGTACCGCAAACGGGCGGCGGCAGGTCAGTAATGGGGGTGTTGTTTACCCCGTTGGCACAGACGGACCTCGAGGAGATTGGCGACTACATCGCCCAGGACAACCCAAGCCGAGCGCTCACGTTCATCCAGGATATCCGCGCGCAGTGCCAGAGGATTGGCAAGTCCCCTATGGCCTACCGCGCACGTCCGGAGCTCGGGGATGGCATTCGCTCCAGTCCATTTGGCAACTACGTGATTCTTTATCGCCCGCAAGCGAATGACGTTCTCGTCGTTCGCGTACTGCATGGAGCCATGGACCTGCCATGGCACATGGGCATTGAAGACGACTGAATCACGGGCAACACGCGAGAAAGTGTTTTGGCGTGTTTTGACGCGATTACGGGTAAGGACTGCGGTTGATGCGGGTTTGAGCGAAGAAAGCGCCCAAATCCGAATGCAGCACGGAGGGCCTTTTGAGCGTACAGTTTGAGCTACGGTCAGGAAAGAAGCGCGGGGGTCCAAAAACACCTCGCAGATGAGGAAATCAACGGGTCCTTCCTGGCCAAAGCGGTATGCGGGGGGCAACAGCGCGAGATTTCGATAGCGACTGACCTGAAAAACAGGTTACCACCCGGCCAGGTTACCGGCCCTTGGTTACCACCGTCCCTGACAGTTACCACCCCCTGAAAATTTTTCACCCGCCCGGCGGCAACGCTCGGCGGGTTTTTCAATTGCATGACGCCGAACCTGCAGATCGAATACCGCCCGATCGATACGCTGCTGTCCTACGCGCGAAACCCGCGCACGCATTCGCCGGCGCAGATCGCCAAGATCGCGGCCAGCATCGTGGAGTTTGGCTGGACGCAACCCATCCTGGTCGATGGCGACAACGGGATCATCGCAGGCCATGGTCGCCTGGCGGCGGCGCGCAAGCTGGAACTGGTTGAAGTGCCGGTGATCGAGCTTGGCCATTTGAGCCCAGCGCAGAAGCGCGCCTACGTGATTGCCGACAACCGCCTGGCCCTGGACGCCGGCTGGGACGATGAACTGCTGGCACTGGAATTGGCGGAGCTGTCCGAAGCAGGCTACGACCTGGTGCTCACCGGTTTCGACGATGACGAACTGGCCAAGATGCTGGCCGACCTCGGTGATGATGATGGTGCAGCGCCGGAGCAGGATTCGGATCCCGAAGCAGACGATGAGGTCCCAGAGCCACCGAAGCAACCAATCTCCCGTACAGGTGATGTCTGGCAACTGGGTCCGCACCGCCTGATCTGCGGTGACGCGTCGGACCCTGTCGCCATCGCCACCCTGATGCAGGGCGAGCAGGCAAGCCTGTGCTTTACCTCGCCTCCCTACGGCAATCAGCGGGACTACACCTCCGGTGGCATCGCCGACTGGGATGGCCTGATGCGCGGCGTGTTCGCCCAGGTGCCCATGGCCGCCGATGGCCAGGTGCTGGTCAACCTCGGATTGATCCACCGCGACAACGAGTTCATCCCGTACTGGGACCAGTGGCTCGCCTGGATGCGAACCCAAGGCTGGCGGCGCTTTGCCTGGTACGTCTGGGACCAGGGGCCGGGCATGCCGGGGGACTGGCAGGGCCGCCTGGCACCGAGCTTTGAGTTCATCTTCCACTTCAACCGCGATACAGGCAAACCCAGCCGCAGACCCAACAAGACGGTGCCCTGCAAGTTCGCCGGTCAGGAAACCCACCTGCGCGCCGATGGCTCCTCGACTGCCATGCGCGGCAAGGACGGCCAAGTCAACGGTTGGACCGCAGAGGGTCAAGCGACGCAGGATTACCGCATCCCTGACTCGGTGATCCGGGTCATGCGCCATAAAGGAAAGATCGGCAAAGACATCGACCACCCGGCGGTCTTCCCGGTGACGCTGCCGGTGGAGATGGTTGAAGCCTACACGCAGGAAGGCGAGATCGTGTTTGATCCCTTTGGCGGCAGCGGCACCACGCTGATGGCCGCCCAGCGTACTGGCCGAATCGGTCGTGCTGTCGAGATCGCGCCTGAGTACGTCGATGTGGCGTTGATCCGTTTCCAACAGAACTTCCCAGGCGTGCCAGTCACTCTGGCCACCACAGGCGAGACCTTTGAGGTCATCGCCCAACAGCGACAAAGCGAATCCACCGATGTCTGAACCTTGGCTCTCCACCCATATCGAACGCTGGCCAACAGCCAAGCTCGTCCCGTACGCTCGCAATGCCCGCACCCACTCAGATGAGCAGGTGGCGCAGATTGCAGCTTCCATCGTTGAGTTTGGCTTCACCAATCCGATCTTGGCTGGATCTGACGGCGTGATCGTCGCAGGGCACGGCCGCTTGGCTGCCGCGCAAAAGCTGGGTTTGGACACTGTCCCGGTAGTCGTCCTCGACCACCTGACCCCGACTCAGCGTCGGGCGTTGATCATCGCGGACAACCGCATTGCAGAGAACGCTGGCTGGGACGACGCCATGCTGCGCATCGAGCTGCAGTCGCTGCAGGAGGATGGCTTCAACCTGGACATCACCGGCTTCGATGCCGACGCCCTGGCCGAGATCATGGCTGGTGAGGAGACCACGGTTGACGGTCAAACGGACGACGACGCGGTGCCCGCGGTGCCAGTCACCGCGATCTCCCGTCCAGGGGATGTCTGGGAGCTGGGCAACCACCGGCTGGTGTGTGGCGACGCCACCGACCCGGCGAGCTACGAGGCGCTGATGGCCGATGCCCAGGCCGACATGGTTTTCACCGATCCACCGTACAACGTCGACTATGCGAACAGCGCCAAGGACAAGATGCGGGGCAAGGACCGCCCGATCCTGAACGACAACCTGGGCGACGGGTTCTACAATTTCCTGTTGGCCGCGCTGACCCCGATGCTGGAACGCTCCGCCGGAGCCATTTACATCGCCATGTCGTCGAGCGAGCTGGACACGCTGCAGCAGGCCTTCCGGGCTGCTGGCGGCAAATGGTCGACCTTCATCATCTGGGCCAAGAACACCTTCACGCTCGGCCGCGCCGACTACCAGCGCCAGTACGAACCCATCCTCTACGGCTGGCCCGAGGGGCAAAACCGCCACTGGTGCGGTGACCGCGATCAGGGCGATGTCTGGAACATCAAAAAGCCGCAGAAGAACGATCTGCACCCGACCATGAAACCGGTGGATCTGGTCGAGCGGGCCATCCGCAATTCCAGCCGACCGGGTGACATCGTCCTCGATCCCTTTGGTGGTTCCGGGACCACCCTCATCGCCGCAGAAAAGTCGGGGCGCATCGGCTGGCTGATCGAACTTGATCCCAAGTACGTGGACGTGATCGTGCGTCGCTGGCAGGACTGGACTGGTCAGGAGGCCTATCGGGAAGCCGATGCGGTCAAGTTCAATGACCTCGCGGCACTGGCAGGCATGTCAAGCGCAGCAGATTCAGCAGAGGCCGACGCATGAAACAGTCGCGCCTCATGTCCCTGGTGGAGTCGCTTGCCAATGTGCTGGTGGGGTTTGGCGTGGCGGTGGCCACGCAAATAGCGGTGTTTCCGTTGTTCGATCTGACAGTGACGATCACGGAAAACCTCCTGATTGGCCTGATTTTCACGGCCGTGTCGATCGTGCGCAGCTACGCGCTGCGCCGGAGTTTTGAAGCCCTGCGGGTGCATCAGTCGGCCAGTGACTCTTCGACGATCTCGCAGTGAATCACAAACCCGGTGAGGTAAGGCAGTCCCTTGGGGATGCCGTGCTGCTTGCTGGTCAGGCGCCCAATGGTCCAGCCCATCCAGCGTTGGGTGGCGGCTTGGATCGCATCCTGCAGGTTCAATCCGGCGTGCATGCCGTTCAACACATCGTCGGCAAAGTGGCGACCGTGACGGCTATCAAGGAAGGTGCGCACCGATTCAAGCGGCTGGCAGGTGGCGTCCGAGATCGCGGTCATCGCGATCGGCCAGGCGGCTTCTGCCTGTTCATTCATCGACCCCCAAAAACCCCAGGCTTCGTTCATTGAGGCGGGGATCTGTGTTTGCAGGGTGGCGGTCATCGTGGGCTCCGTGTCTGTGTTGGCGATGACTCCATTCACGCGCTGTTCCATCAAGAAGCCAAGGCTTTCTCGATCATTCTTGGAGGCCGTGATCATTTTGCGACGCAAGCCAATTCGGCCTGTGCGTTGGCGATCAGGTCCAAGCGCAGGTTGGGCGTGATGTTGCAAGCTAGGGTGTTGAGCGCCCAGTTCATCACCTGCGATTTGTCTTGTGGCGTCTCAGCAGATTCGAGTCGCTCAATGTATTGGTCCAACTCGCGCAGGCTGCGCTCCAGAGTGGATCGGGCGGTGAGCAAGGCATCTTTGGCCTTTTGCTCGGTCATCTGGCGCATCAGGGTGTCGAGGTTGAGGGTCATGTTGGGCTTTCGTTTAATGGTTTGCGAATGACTCCATTGACGCGCTGTTTCCAATCAAAGCCAAGGCTTTGATTGAAATGGGTGCGCAGCGTGGCTCCTTTACCACTAACCCAAACGCGCGATGTACCGGCAGTAGTCGCTGCCACTTGGATCTACGTAAAGGAACGGGCGTCCTGGCGCGTGGACTTCCACGCACAGTCGGCCTTGCATGAAATAGCCGCCTTTGCCCTTGAGCCAGTCGCGTGACTTGTAGAGGTTCATGGCAAAGCCGTCGAATTCCTCCGGCGTCATGGTCCTGGTTTCAGTGACGTAAACCACGTAGTCGCCACTGGCTGCGATGTCCTTGATGTCCGTGGGCTTGCGTCCAAAGGGCAGTCGCACGCTCAACTCTTCAACCTGCACCTGTTGGCCATCGAGCATGATGGTCAGAGGTTTGCGCTCGATCGTGATGGTCATTATTTTCATATCCTGGCTCCTGTTCAGGCGGCGTGGTAAATCCGCTCTGCTCCTGCCTCCTTGGTCGAGGTGATTTGCAGGCCCAGCTTCTTTTTGAATGCGCCAGCAAATGTGCCGCGCACGGTGTGCGGCATCCATCCGGTGGCCTCACAAATTTGCGCAATGGTGGCGCCCTCGGGGCGCTTGAGCATGGCGATCACTTGCGCTTGTTTGCTGTTGTCGCGGGTACGTGGTTTTGCAGCCGTTGCTGCCTCTATGACCTCATTGATCGTTTGCGCGCTTACGGGCGCTCTGTGTGGCACACCCAGGGCGTCGTAGCCCTCGGCGGCTAGGAACCAGTCCTTGCCGTCGTATGTGATCAGGGAGCGCTTGAACAAGCCGTCGATCACTTTCTGGCGCGCGCCGCCCTTGATGTTGTCAGGGAACCAGGTGATCTTGCCTTCGGTGTGCTGATGGGCATGGTCCAGGATGGCGTGCTGGGCGGGGGTGAGTTGGGTGGTCATGGTGCGCTCCTGATCAAGCTTTGGTTTTCTGGGGTTCTTGTTTTCCACTGGCGGCGATACGCCCGGCCTCAAAAGCTGCTTCCAGTGCGCTTTTGACGCCCCAGACGCTGACCTCATGAAAGTCGTGTCGGTCGCTCATTTGTGTTTCCAGGGTCTGGATGAAAAGGTGATCGAGTGCGATCTTTTCAAGCAGGTCCTGGATGGGCTGGGTGTTTTGTTTTTTCATCGTCTTGGCCTTTCGATTGCCTGATGTGTTGAGGACGATGTGATTGACGCGCTGTTCGCAACCGAAGCCAAGCTCTTTCTAATCCCGGGTGATTCACTCGTCTTTGCATGACAAAACGCATCCAGGAGGCCACCCACTTGCACTGAGTAAATCGACACCATGGGACTGTCCATTCGCGCCTACGCGCGCCACCGAGGTGTGTCGCACGTGGCTGTCAAGAAGGCCATCGACACGGGGCGTATCACGCCCTTGCCGGACGGCACGATTGATCCGGTGGTGGCCGATGCCCAGTGGGCGGCCAACACCACACCGAATCGTCGGTCAGTAACTGGCGAAGCCAGGGAAGTACCGCAAGCTCCCGCAGCAGTCCGCGAGATTCCGCAGGCATCCTCAAAAGTGGTGCGCGAAACAGCTGATCCGCCGCCGCCAGCGTTGTCCACCGGCAGCACCTCGCTGCTGCAGGCGCGCACCGTCAACGAAGTCGTCAAGGCGCAGACCAACAAGGTGCGCCTGGCCCGCCTCAAGGGCGAACTGGTCGATCGGTCACAGGCCGTGGCACACGTTTTCAAGCTGGCTCGGGCTGAGCGGGATGCCTGGCTCAACTGGCCAGCACGGATATCGGCGCAGATGGCGGCAGGCCTGGGTGTGGAGCCCCATGTGCTGCACGTCGCGCTGGACGCCGCCGTGCGCCAACAGTTGCAGGACCTGGGCGAATTGCAGCCGAAAGTCGATTGACCATGGACGAGATCTACTACGAAGGCTGGGACGCGATCGAGCGTGCCTGGCGTGAAGGTCTGACGCCCGATCCGCTGTTGACCGTGTCTGAATGGGCCGACAAGCACCGGGTGCTCTCCAGCAAGGCGGCTTCAGAACCTGGCCGCTGGCGCACCAGCCGTACGCCCTACCTGCGCGAGATCATGGACTGCTTGTCGCCCATGTCACCGATTGAGCGGGTGGTGTTCATGAAAGGTGCGCAGGTCGGTGGCACGGAGCTGGGACTGAACTGGGTCGGATACGTGATCCACCACGCACCGGGGCCGATGATGGCGGTGTGGCCGACAGTCGAGATGGCCAAGCGGGCATCCAAACAACGTATCGACGCGCTGATCGAAGAAAGCCCCGCCATACAGGAGCGCATCGCCCCGGCGCGCAGTCGGGACTCGGGCAACACCATCCTGGCCAAGGAGTTTCATGGCGGGGTGCTGGTGATGACTGGCGCCAACAGCGCGGTGGGCCTGCGCTCCATGCCGGTGCGCTACCTGTTCCTCGATGAGGTCGACGGCTACCCGTTGGACGTCGAGGGCGAAGGCGATGCTATTTCTTTGGCTGAGGCCCGCACCCGCACCTTTGCTCGGCGCAAGATCCTGATCGTCTCGACTCCGACGATTGCCGGGGCCAGCGCGGTGGATCTTGAGTTCGAAGCCTCGGACCAGCGCCGCTACTTTGTGCCGTGCCCGCACTGCGAGCACCGCCAGTGGCTGCGGTTTGAGCAGTTGAGATGGGAACGCGGTCAGCCGGAAACGGCGGCCTACATCTGTGAATCCTGCGGCGAGTCCATCGCTGAGCACCACAAGACCTGGATGCTGGAAAACGGCCAGTGGCAGGCCTGTGCACCGGAGAATGCTGGACGCACGGCCGGGTTTCACCTCTCCAGCCTCTACAGCCCGGTGGGATGGCGCAGCTGGATCGAGATTGCCCGCGCCTGGGAGTCGGCGGCGATGTCGGACACCCGTTCCGCTTCCGCGATCAAGACCTTCAAGAACACCGAACTCGGTGAGACCTGGGTCGAGGAAGGCGAAGCGCCCGATTGGCAGCGCCTACTGGAGCGGCGCGAGGATTACCGCGTCGGCTCCGTGCCCGCGGGTGGCTTGCTGCTCACGGCTGGCGCCGACGTGCAGAAGGATCGGATCGAAGTCTCGGTCTGGGCCTTCGGGCGGGGCAAGGCAGCCTGGCTTGTCGAACACCGGGTGCTGATGGGCGATACCGCCCGCACCGAGGTCTGGTCGGCTCTCGCCAAGCTGATGGGTGAAACCTGGACCCACAGCAGTGGTTGCCAGTTGAGTCTGGCGCGCATTGCTCTGGATACCGGCTACGCCACGCAGGAAGCCTACGCCTTTGTGCGCAGCGTGCGTGATACCAGGCTCATGCCCATCAAGGGCATTGCTGGTGGCGCGGCGCTGATCGGCACGCCAACGGCAGTTGATGCCACGGTCAGTGGCAAGAAGCTGCGCCGGGGCATCAAGGTGTTCCCGGTGGCAGGCGGCATTGCCAAGCTGGAGTTCTACAACAACCTGCGCAAGAGCGCGGAGGTGGCCGAGGACGGCACCACGCCGATCTACCCGGCCGGCTACGTGCATCTGCCCAAGGTCGATGCCGAGTACCTGCAGCAGCTCTGTGCCGAGCAACTGATCACCCGGCGCGACCGCAACGGCTTTGCCCACCGCGAGTGGCAAAAGATGCGCGAGCGCAACGAGGCGCTGGACTGTTACGTCTACGCCAGAGCGGCTGCAGCTGCTGCTGGCCTGGATCGGTTCGAGGACCGGCATTGGCTCGAATTGGAAAAACAACTCGGCGTTGGCCCTCCGCTCAACGCCCAACAAATCACAACACCCGAGGCCACCCAAGAGCAGAAGTTCGACGGTGGCCTCAGCACTTCTGGCAGCACTTCAACGCCCGCGCGGCGTGTGGTGCGCAGCCGATGGATGACCTGACCATGACCTACACAGCAGAACAACTGCAGGCCCTGCGCGAAGCCCTGGCCAGCGGCGAGCACCGCGTGACCTACGAGGGCAAGAGCATCGAGTACCGCAGTGTGGCCGATCTCAAGGCCGCGATTGCCGAGGTCGAGGCCACCATCGCCCGTGAATCGGGCGCACGCAAATCGCGACAGATTCGCGTGACCACGAGCAAGGCGCTCTGATGGCCTGGCTCAAAAATCTGCGTCGCCGCATGTTCGGCGGCACGCCGGTATATGACGGCACCGGTGGTGGACGCCGTGCCTTGGCCTGGATGCCGGGCAACCCAGGTGCCGTGGCCGCTTTGTCGCTGGCCCAAGACGAACTGCGTGCCAAAAGCCGGGATCTGGTGCGGCGCAATGCCTGGGCTGCAGCCGGGATCGAAGCCTTTGTGGCCAACGCTATTGGTACCGGCATCAAGCCGCAGAGCATGGTGCAGGACCAAGCAACGCGCGAAGCCATCCACAGCCTGTGGTGGGACTGGTGCGAGCAGGCGGATGCCGCAGGCCTGACGGATTTCTACGGTCTGCAGGC